TTCTATTAATTCTTGTTCCATTGAGTTTGGTTGTATTGGTAATTTATCTGCCCAAGCATTACCTACATAGATATGACAAGTAGCACAGGCACAATTACCTCCACAATCAGCAGGTATCTCTGGAAGATTAGCCTTCTTAGCAGCTTCCATCAGACTAAATCCTTCTGGAATTTCTACTGGTATCTTTTCGTTATTGTTTCGTATAAAGTTAACTGTTATCATTTATTCAACGTTGGTAGGCCAGTTTCAGTTATTAGCTGTTTTTTTGGTGCTACTATCGTTGAAGTATTTTGACTATAGTTATCTAGTATTTGTTTTTTAGGTTTAGAAAACGAAACTACAAATGCTCTTTCAACTTCAATAGATTGACCTTCTGAATAAGGTGCATAAGGCGTCATCATTAATTGCACAGGTTTACCTGGTGCAGCTTGCGTAGGTATGATAACAAATCCTTTCTCTACTGTAATTGTCTTTTCGTTTTTTGTGATTTTACCAATGACATCTTCGCCTGTCATTAGCCTTACTAATAATATTTCACTTGCCATTATATTTCTCCTTGATTATAATATATATCAATTCTGTTTATTTGTCAATGGTAGGACTTATCCTGGAAAATATGGTGTATATCCTTTTTCTTCCGAAGATGTATCATCAACACTAGTAATAGCATTGACTTCTGGTACATAATGTTTAAGCATACCTTCTACACCATTATGTAAAGTCTGTTTTGACATTGCACAACCACTACAGGAACCTGCCATTTCTAATTTGACTACACCTAATTCTTCATCAAACTCTAAAAAATTTATAAATCCATTATGAGCAGCTACTGATGGTGCTACTTTTTCTTTTAGCACTACTTTAATTTCATTAATTATATCTTCTTTATTTCTACTCATTAACTATTCTTATCTATTATTTTATCGTCTAAACTATATTTTGTTGTGATTACATATTTACGGTTAGGATTAACCATTACATTAAATCTATTCATTGTTTCTCTATCAAATAAAATTTTTGATTTCTCATCCCTATCGTCTAGTGTAAACTCTACATCTTTATAATAACCACCAGCAAACTCTACATCAAGTTTAATTGCATATCTTTCCTCTTCATAATCTCTTAAACCGCCTACTTTAATTTTTTGTGTACGTATAATATCACTAGTAATTGTTTTACCTTCTAGTGTCCAAGTTAATTTCTTACCACTAACTTTCATTTTATCAGCGTGTATAACAGACGTACCAGAGTTTCCTGTATCAAACTTACCAACTATACGTCCAAATGGTTTAATATTAACAACTTCTTTGAAACCACACTCACTAGGAACTTTTTTCCAGTTATCTCTATCTTCAAAATGTTGTACTAATTCTTTGCTTAAATTTCTATTTGTTGCTTCTTCTATACCTTCTGTACCTGGTGAAGAGTTAACTTCAATAACAAAAGGTGGATCTTTTTTTCTATTTTCTGCTGGTATAAAATCTACTGCAACCCATTGACCGTCTACTGCTTTTGCAGCTTTTAAACTTTCTTCTATTTCTAAATCTGTTAGTTCTAATTCTTTTACTTCAGCGCCTTGGGATACATTACTTCTAAAATCTCCTGGTATAACTTCACGTTTCATAGTCGCAAATATTTTACCTTGTAATACTAATACTCTAGCGTCCCATTTAGTTTTTATATATTGTTGTAATAATAAATCTGAATCTTCATCTTGTTTATTAAGTAATTGTACTATAGAATCTAATGCTCTTTCTGATTCAATAAACAATACACCAACACCTTTTGAACCTCTTAATGTTTTTAATATAACTGGAAACTTTTCTTCTAATTGTTCAAAGGCTTCTATTGATTTTTCTGGATCAGTTATTAAAACTGTTTTAGGTTGCTTAACTCCATAATCAGAAAGTCTTAATGACGTTCTATATTTGTCAGCACATATACTAACACATTGTCTACTATTGACTACACATACTACGTGCTTTTCTAATCTGGATACTATGTCCATCCAACTATCTTTACGTACTACAGAACCTCTTATAATAGCAATTGTATCTCTTGCGGATGCTCTAAAGCCTTTCTTATCATCTTTGTTATGAAAATATAACTCTCCGTCATCTCCTCTATTAACATAACCACCTGTGTTTCTATAGATGTATCCTTTATGTCCAAGCTTCTCAGCTTGTTTTAATAGATTTTTAGCTGTATGGAAGTTCTTATCGTTTTCAGGTTCGTCTGAAATAATAATAATTCTAAATGGACCAGAGCCTTTAGCTTCTGTTATGTAATCTTTAAATTTAGGTATCTGCATTTACTCATCTTTTTTTTCAGTTGTTTCTTTTTTCTCTTCAACTTTCTTACCTATATTATATTTAGCAGATAAAGTCCATTCTTTCTTTTCTTTAAACGGCAATACTTTAATCTGACTTAATGGTGCTTTATTTTCTGTCGCTTCTTTTTTGACAACATCAATTAAGTTCCAATCTTGTAGTAATAAAGTTATAGTATTTCGTCTTTGAATATCGTTTAAAGTTAACGTTGATTTCTTACCGTCTAAAGCAAATAGTTCTTTAAAGTGTACAATATAATATTTGCCTTGTTTGTGTAGTATATGACACGATTGATAAAGTGTCTTATCTTTTCTACTTGCTACACCAATTCTTGTTAATGTTTCCCTGACCTTTAGAAAATCGTCAGGTTGTTTAATGGTCACTTCTAGCATATCACTAGGCGACCAACTAATATTTTCTTCGCTCATTTAAGCTTTCTCCCACCTTGTATCATTTTTGTTTTTATACTTTCAATTTGGTCGTCTGTAAGTATGTTGAGAGCTTCCTTTGCTTTTTGATTACTATAACCATAATACTTTTTAATAATCTCTAAATTCTTCAACTTGGTTTGTGTTAACCACTTACCTCCAAATCGCCTTTTCTTTCTGATACTATTTATTAAATAATGGAATTGCATACGTTTAGGTAGGAAGTGTAGTCCATTCATTTCATTGCTATGCATTATAGTATCATAGAACATAGACATACAACGATTTATTACATAAGGATTGTATTTCTTTTCCCAAGTTTCATCAGCAGAATCCAATAGTGGTTTCTTTGTTTCATTAATTGCTTTTAAATAATCTTTTAATTCATACATAATATTCTTTCTGGTGCCCTTTACTGGACTTGAACCAATAACCTACTGATTACAAATCAGTTGCTCTACCAATTGAGCTAAAAGGGCGTAGCATAACGTCTTAATATTTCTTTGTCTTCGCCTTCTATAGTCATCATCTTCTCAATAGCGGGTTGCTCCATAGGGATTAGTATCATCTTTAGACCCTTTTTAGTTGTGTATCTATAAAACTTAAATCCTTTATCAACTTGATAGATACCTGCCTCATCTAATTTAGAACAAGGTGCTTGAACAAAAACAAAATAGTCAGCGTTTTGACATTTCTTTAACTGGTGATTATCTTTTACAGTAAAACATCTTTTAGTTATAAATGGAACCTGTGTTTTTACTTCAAGATGTTTACCATTAATTTTTAAATCTTTTTGATTATCATATGGATCAACGGAATGCTCAACTACAATTTTTTGTTTACTTAAATAATTAGCAACTATCTTTTCGCCAGCATTTCCTAATAATAATCTCTTATCTATCATACTCCAAAACTTTCTAACGGACTAACATAACTTCCATTAAGCATTTCTAAAGTTGTTTTGTTTCTATTATTAGCATTATCTCCACTAGTTCTTGTTTTTATAGCGTGGCAATTCTTACATAATGTTTGTACATTTTCAGGAACATTATTAAATCTATCTCCATCTATATGATCCATTTCTAATTGACAACCATTTATTATAACTGCCTCACATTTAAATTCTAATCTTCCATCAATATTTTCGCAATAGTCTTTTTTATGTTGTTTAACTCCTGGTCTATTTCTTCCACCTCTATGACAAGTATAGCATTCAGTTCTACAGTCTATTGAACCATCTTGATTATATTTTCTAACGTGAACATTTTTATTACAACCTTCATTTATACATATTGGAAGTAATGTATTTGAAAAGACTTTATTTTTTCTATGCATTATTTAAATTTACAATTAGCCATTATTTCAGTTAAACAAGCAACCATATTGATTTCTTGGTCTGCAACAAAGGCTGATTTATATTGATATCCAGCAATTACTAAAACTGCTTGAGGAATAGATTGAGGTTGTAGAGTTTCATAACAATGTTTATATACTTCTGTAAATAGATTAGCAGGTTCTTTATCTAAATTATTAATAACCCACTTTCTCATTCCATTAAAATCTTTTGTTTTTAAAATTTTAATTAAGTCTTTATACGTTGCTTCTGATAAATTAAATAATACTCCACTATCTATCTTACCTCTTACTGAATATCTTTGAAGTTCGTTAATAGTTCTTCTAAAATCTGGATAATATTTTTGTATTAATTCTGCAATAACTTTTTTATCAAATTCAATATTCTCTTCTTTCAATATAGTTTCTAACCTTTTCATAAAGGCAACCATTGATATTTTCTTTTGACCATTAGTTATTGCAAAATCAATTACAGTACATCTACTTTGGAGTGGTTTAATAATCTTATGTTTATAATTACAAGTGAATATGAATCTACAATTATTATAAAATGTTTCTATGAAATTTCTTAAAGCAGGTTGTACAGACTCAGCGTTCATATAATCTGCCTCATCTAATATAACAACTTTATGATTGGACTCTTCGGTAAGAGATACAGTACTAGCAAAGTTTTTAACTTTGTGTCTTAACGTATCTATTTGTCTACCTTCATCTGATCCATTAATGATAATGTAATCAGCGCCTATCTCTTCACACAGCGCTCTTGCGACCGTTGTTTTACCAGTACCTTGCGTACCAGATAATAATAGGTTTGGTATTTCTTTTTGTTTTAGAAACTGGGAAAAGGTTTCTTTTAAATCTTCTGAAAGAATACAATCCTTAATAGTTCTAGGACGGTATTTTTCAACCCACAAATTTTCTGCCATAATATTTCCATAATTTAATTATTTGTCAATGAAATAATAGCTAGAACAACAATGAACACTATAAATGCCCAAGTGTCTAACTTATATTTCTCTACAAGTTTATATCTTTTAGAATTCACTATCAGGCTCTAAAGCAATCCAATATTGGACAGGTTTATTTTTATTGATAAAATGACTTATCATCTTTTCAGATAACGCAATGTCATAATCGTCAGGTATTACTTTCAAGTTTTCTGCCTTGAAATACGCAACAAATTTTTTATCAGTTTCACCTACAACAGCTGAATAATCATTTGAAGATTTATTTTTCTTATCAGTAGCAACCATTGTGATAGTTTTTCCATCACCTTTAACTGCTATGTCTGGTAAGTTTAAGGTAACAATACCTTTTTGTAAATCGTCAAACTGGCTTCTTTTTAATGTAAAGGTTACATATTTGTCTGGCATTGTTATACCTTTTGTAGGTGCAACAATAACTGACTTATCTGCAAAGAAGTATTTAACTGATTGCCTAGAGTTAGCGTTTTTAATAGTTAGATTGCTTGAACCATTAAATTGTATATCAGATTTTGTAAACAATTCAACTGCTCTTAAAAATTCAGGCAAATCATATATC